CTGTCGGGGCAGTCGGTCTCCTCGTCGGGGCCGTCGCAGGAGACCTCGACGCCGATCGGACGGGCGGTCACGCGGTCCACCCGCGCATCGCGATCTCGCTGTGGTTGTCCGGGCCGTGCACCTCTCGCGGCTGCGCTCCCTCGGCGGCCGGCTGCTCCTCAGCAAGGTCGGGCTGGCAGGGGACGAGGTTGGAGTGGGCGTCCTTGCCGCAGCCGCATCGGTAGCCGGTGGGGCCGTAGGCGAGCGGGTCGGGGTCGCTGCTGTCGTCGGCCACGACGTGCATCTCCTCGGCGGCCGGCCGGGGGTCGGCGTCGTGCCCGTCGGCGGGGTGCTGCTCGTGGGCCCACCAGCCGCCGGTCGGGCAGTCGACCCAGCCGACGGGGGTCTCGCAGTTGATGCAGACCATGGACGGCTGGGTGCGCAGCCGGCGGATCTCGGCGAGCAGCACGGCGGCCATCCCGGGCGAGGCGACAGCCGCTCCGGCTGGAGTGGTGTTGGCGATCAACTGGGCGTACATGTCGAGCTGCTGGTCGGTGAGGCGGTCGGTCATCTGGTTCTCCGTTCGGTTGATCCGGTTTTCGCGTCCCGTCCGGGTCGGGCAGGAGCGTCGTGCACCCGGTCCGTAGGCCGGGCGGGGAACAACGGGCGAGGTCACGCGGCGGTACAGTCCGGGCAGACCCGGGCGCGGTAACGGCGCGCCCGGGTCGCCGTGTTCATGCGGCCATCGCATCGAGGTCGGCGCAGAGCAGCCGGCGGTAGCCCTCGACGGCCTGGCGGGTCACGACGCCGTTGCCGAGGATCTTCAGCTGCTGCGCGCGGGGCAGGCCGAGGCCGGTAACCCAGCCCTCAGGCAGGCCCATCAGCCACTCGACGAAGGCGGGGTTGAGGCGCCGGTTGCCACGGTCTCCGGGCTCGGTCGGCAGCGGGGCGGGACGGCCGAGGACCGCCTCCCAGCGCCGGATCGCCGGCCCGTAGTCCGCGCCTTCCGCAGTCACCCACGACTGGTCGGCCATACGGACCGCGATGGACAGCGGCGTGCCCATGCCGTTGCCGTTGATCCCCTTGGCCCGGTTGCGGTCCCGGCGTGCCAGCCAGGAGACGAGGCCTTCGCCGTCGTTGAAGTTCCCGGCCGACGGCGACGGCAGGAGCGTCAGGCGGGTTCCTGCTCCGCCCTCTCCCGCGGATGCGGCAGCAGGAACACCACTTCGTCCTCCAGCGTCGGACCGTGCCCGCCCGCCTTGCGCTTCGCCGGGTGCTGCGGTCCACCGTTGACGCCAAGCTGTGACGTCGGGGTCTTCAGCAGCGGGATACGCGATGCCGAACCAGCGGTCCCGCGGGTGCGGCGCGCCGACGACGTCTTCACCAGCTCGTACACACGTCCATCGGATGCTGTACCCGATCGCGGCCAGGTCGGCGACGACTTCGCCGAGGCCGCGCGACCGGATGCCCGCCACGTTTTCCAGGAAGACGAGGCGAGGTCGAATGACGCGAACAGCTTCAGCAACGTTCTTCCAGATCGCGGAGCGGGCATCGAGGAGTCCTTTCCGGAGGCCGGCGTTGGAGAGTCCCTGGCAGGGGAAGCCGGCGGCGATGGTGTCGATCTCGTACTCGGCGGCGATCTCCGCCCAGTCGGCCTTCTTGATGTCGCCGAGGTTGACCGCGTGCGGGTAGCGGGCGGCCATGACCTGGGCGGCGTACTTGTCGTTCTCGGCGTAGACGAGCGTCTTGTTGCCGGTGATCTGCTCGACGGCGAGGTCGAGCCCGCCGTAGCCGGAGCAGAGGCTGAGGTTCGTCACGCGGCTTCTCCTTCGGCGTGCTGGTGGGGTCGGGGCAGGGCGACGACGGCGGCCTGCTCACACTTCGGGCAGGTGCAGCGGCCGTGGGTGGGTGTCGGGCCGGTGGCGGTGGTGCCGATCGGCCAGCCGCCCTTGTGGGCGATCCGGTAGCCGGGCTCGGCGGGGGCCGCGGCTTCGACGGGCTTCGGCTTCTCCCGCTTCACGCCAGCGAGCGACAGCAGGTAGTCGGCCAGGTCGCCGTCCTTGCGGAGGGCAGCGATGTCGTCGAGTTCGGCGGTCATCAGGTCTGAGCCATGTCGATGAACTGGGCATAGTGGCCCTGGAATGCGGTGGTGATGGTGGCCTTCGGGCCCGCCCGGTGCTTGCCGACGATGAAGTCCGCCTCCCCAGCCCGCGGGGAGTTCGGTTCGTAGGCGTCTTCCCGGTGCAGCAGGATCACGATGTCGGCGTCCTGCTCGATGGCACCGGATTCGCGGAGATCCGAGACGAGCGGCTTCTTGTCCGTGCGCTGTTCAGGCCCGCGGTTGAGCTGCGCCAGGATGACGAGGACGATCCCGAATTCCTTCGCCATGAGCTTGAGCCCGCGGGTCAGCTTGGAGACTTCGGCCTGCCGGTTCTCCGCCTTCGGGGCGTCCATCAACTGCAGATAGTCGATGATCACAAGGCGCAGGCCGGCGGTGCGGATCAGGTGGCGGATTCGTCCACGCAGCATCGGCAGCGACAGTTCGGACGAGTCGTTGAGGTAGAGCGGCGCCTCGTTGATCCGCGGCATGGCGCGGGCTTCACGCTGCACGCCCGCGTCGTCGACGAGTCCCTGCTTGATGTGGTGCAGCGGGACGCGCGCCTCCGCGGACAGGATGTTGTCGCCGAGCTCGGCTTCGCCCATCTCCAGCGACTCGAAGAGCGTCGGGATCCCGTTGTGAATCGCGGCAGCCCGCGCGAAGCCGAGACCGAGCGTGGACTTGCCCACCGACGGCCGCGCCGCAACGACGATGACCTGGCCCGGCTTGAAGCCGCCGGAGAGCAGCGAGTCGAGGTCGATGAATCCCGTGGGGACAACATCCTCGTGGGTCGGGGGCGTCACGGACCGCTCCAGCGCGCCGCCGATAATGTCGCGCACCAGCTTCGGCGTGCTCGCGTCCCGGTTGCGGACGAGGTCGTCGAGCGCGTCCTGGATGGCGGGAATGTCGACGGCCGAGTCGAACGCAGCGGACCGGCCGCGGATACTCACGTCGGCGCCGAGAGCGAGGAACCGGCGCGACAGCGCCGCCTCGGTGATCTGCTGGGCGTAGTAGGAGCCGGCCTGGTAGGAGATCTGCGCCTCGTTGTACAGCTCGGAGAGCTGGGCGATGTTGAGCGGCGGCACGGGCATGAAGCCGGTGGCCCGCCACGCCTGCATCTGCCGGTCGACGGCCTGCCACCGGATCTCGCCCTTGGTGAGGGTCTCGCGGATCTCGTCGACGGCATGCCACACCCAGCGCAGCTGGTCGGACTGGATGTCGCCGGGGTCGAACTCGCCGCCGAGCTCGTCGATCAGGTCAGGGCGGGCCATGACAGAGCCGGCGATGATCCGCTCGGCCGCGGTGGCGGACAACCCGCCGACTGCGGGTGCCTCGTCGTCGGTTGCCCAGAGGTCGGTCTCGGTGCTCACGCTGCACCGCCCAGCCGGCGGTCGGCGCCGGCGATGAGGACAATGCTGTTGCCGCACATCTCGGCGAGACGGGACGCGACCCGCGGGCCGGTCACCTCGGACAGTTGGTTGGGCAGCACATCGCAGGTGATGATCACGGGACGGCGGTTGATGTACCGCTCGTCGAAGATCTCGAACAGCCGCTCCTGCGTCCACACTGACGCCTTCGCCGCGGCCAGGTCGTCGATGAACAGCAGCTGGCAGTCCTGGAGTTCCTTCACCAGTGTCCGCCGCACCTCGTCCGGCCCGTCGGGGCGCAGGGCGTCGAACAGCGCCGTCGACCGGTACGTGCGAACATCCGGGCCGCCTGCAGTCCACGGCCGCTCGGGGGCGTACCAGGCTTCGAGCCAGCGGCGGCAGGTCTGCCAGGCCGTGTGGGTCTTCCCGACGCCGATCGGGCCGGTGAGGAACAGGCTTCGGCCGCCCCAACCGGCGATCCACTGCTGGATCTCTTCCGGGACCGTGATGGGCTTGCGGTAGATGAGCGGCGTGCGGTCGTCGAAGCGCTCCAGCGCAAACAAGCTGCGCTCCTGGAGCCAGGACTCGCGGGGGCTGAGCTCGTCAGCCGATGCGGAGGGCACTCTTCTTCTCCTCTTCGGTCATGGGGCGGGGGGCGGGGGCGGGGCCTTGGGGTGCGCGCTTGCGCTGCTGGGCCAGCGCCTGGCGGCGGAGGGTTTCGTACTTGGCGCGGAGCTTTCCGGGGCTGAGGATGTGCGCCTGCCAGAAGTCGTCCGCGTGGGCCCAGTCGATGGCGGTGATCGCCTGTTCCGGGGTGACGTCGTCGACGTCGATCAGCAGCCGAACGTCCTTGCGCCACGTCTTCGTGATGGTCGGCTTCTTGGTGCCGCCCTTCTCGATGACGGCGGCAAGGTGCTGGCAGACGCGCTCGACATCGGGGCGGGGAGAGGGATCGTCGGAGGCCGGAGGCTCCGAATTTCCCTCAATTCCTTTTCCCTGCTCCCTGCTCCCTGCTCCCTGCTCAGGACCGTCATCCTTCGGAGGGCTCGGGAGGCTTTCCGGAGCACTCCCGCAATCCTCCGGAGAAGTGGAAGTCTCCTGGTCGCGGCGCTGCGGGACTTCGTCGGGCGTCTGGAAGCGCGGCTTCCGCGGATGGCTGACCTTCTGGTGCTCCAGCCAGCTGTTGACGGCCACGAGAGGCCTTCCGGAGGCCTCGTACAGGGTGATGAGGCGGGCCTCTTGAAGCCTCTGGAGATCCTCGCGAGTCCTCTGGAGGATCTCCGGATCCTCTTCGAGCGGCCAGATCGCCGCACGAATCAGCCGCGGGTCTGCCGGCCCGACGCCGTTGTCGTCGACGTAGGTCCACAGGCCGATGAATGTCAGCCGAGCGGACAGCGGAAGATCGGCGATCGTGAGGGAGGTGAAGAACTCCGGCTTGATGGAGCGGATGCGAGCCATCAGTTCCCACCGCCCAGGGGAAGGGCTGCGGCTTCGATCGCGGAGAGGTGGCGCGGAAGGCAGCGCGTGATGTCTGGGTCCAGATAGCTGCCAGCCGCAGAGGCCGCCTCGTACACGTCCGCCAGGTAGAAGGCCCCGTCCTCTACGATCCGACGGAGGCTGGCGAGGAACTGGGCTTTCTCCTCCCGCGTCGGCTCGCCCATCTCGGAGGCCGCGTAGGAAGCTCGCCACAGTTCGGCCGCACGGGCGTGCCAGTCGATGACGCCAGAAGCTTCGAGTTCGCTCTCGCTGAGTCCGAGGTAGAGGCTGGCGGACTTGTTCGTTCCTGCGTGGCTCGCAGCTCGGATGATGCGGTTGCGGTAGACGTTGGCGTCCAGAAGCTTCTCGATCTGCTCCTTGACCGACTCGCGTTGCTTCTCTGACGGTCCACCCGTGTACTCGCCGGCCCACGGGTTGTCAGGGTCCGTGCTCGGTACGTAGACCGTGGGCCACGCTGTCATCCACGCGGTCCAGATGTCATCCCGGTCCGCGTCGCGCAAGGCCGTGGCGATGTTGTTCATTCCGAAGTAGGTCGCGTGCTGGGCGGCCCCGATGACACGCT